ACGGTTCAATGATGTCAGATAACGATCCATCTATGGGAAGTTACGAACATGGCGGTCAGGTTTCAAACTCTGGTAAGTCTCGTGGTGGCGGTGCAGCACTCAGTGGCACTAAGTTTACTGGGGTGAAGTGATGCCCAAAGTAACCATAGATATTCATCTTCCTTATGACGATATGCCAGAATACGAGATGCCTGAAGACGAGGTTTTAATTGTTGAAGACATTTCCGAAGAGGAAGATGATGGCGAGATTGTTATCACCTGTCCTACTTGTGGCTCGGTAATTGATGTCGAAGAAGATTAAGTTGCCGCAGAATTACGTCAGCAACATTATAACAGGAGTCTAAAATGGCTATTGAACAAGGACTAGGTGCTGGTGGTCTAACCGACGATCCTGTAGTCGAAGACAACACTCGTATTTTGGAAATACCTCAACTCCCTGCAAGTCCGGGTCTTACCGAATTTGATGATGGTAGTGCTATTGTTGGAGAGTACGAAGAAGAGCAAGAGCCTGTAGAAGAAATTGAATTTGAAGGCAATTTAGCTGATGTTATGGACGAGGGAGATTTAAACAATATTTCCTCTGACCTTGTTGGCTCTATTGAAGACGATTTATCTGCTCGTGAAGATTGGGAAGATACATATAAAAAAGGTCTTGAGTTTCTTGGAATGAAGACTGAAGAGCGCAGTGAGCCATTCGAGGGTTCTTCTGGCGTTATTCATCCGTTGCTTGCCGAAAGTGTTACTCAGTTTCAGGCTCAAGCCTACCGCGAAATGTTGCCGTCTACTGGACCTGTTAGATCACAGGTTGTTGGCGCTCAGAACGAGATGCTTGTTAGGCAAGCTGAACGCGTAAAAGATTATATGAATTATATGATTACTTACGAGATGGAGGAGTACGATCCAGAGATGGATCAGATGCTGTTTTATCTCCCCGTAATTGGTTCTACTTTTAAAAAGGTTTACTTCGATCCTTTAAAGGGTCGTGCGGTTAGTAAGTTTATTCACGCTGAAGACATCATTGTGCCTTATGGCGCGTCTGATTTTGCGTCTTCACCTCGCATTACACACCGTTTGTCTATGGATTCCAATGAGGTTCGCAAGCTGCAACTTGCAGGGTTTTACCGTGACATTGATCTTCCAAGTTACTCAGAGGGCGATACCTCCTCTATGGGGGAAATCGAAGAGTCGATTGATGAAGTTCAAGGCGTTCATCCTTCTGGTTCTTCTGAGGAACTTACATTGTATGAAGTTCATACATCTTTGGACATCGAAGGCTTTGAGGATTTAGGACCTGATGGAGAGCCTACAGGTTTAAGACTTCCATATATCGTGACTATTATAGCCGATTCTGGTGATGTCTT